CTCCTGATGAATTGACTCAATTTCGTACGTTCGAGCTGCGGCCAACCCTTCACCAGTTGCCCAATTCGTTTTGAGATCGAGTCCCCGACCCTACCGTCTTTAATTTCTCGCACGAATTTCTCAGGCGACCGAAGAAGGCCAAGGATCTGCCTAGCCACGAAGTTTTCCAATTCTTGGGCAGGGAAATGTGCAATGGGTGGCTTCTCACCATTCTGTTGAATCACTGTCTGCGAAGTGTAGTACCGATACCGCTTCCCGTTTTTGCGTGATTGCGTGGGCGTGAAGCGAACGCCGCTCGAGTCGAAGAGAAGTCCTCTGAGTGGGCTTTGAGTCGATGAAGGACCTGCAGAGCGGTGAGCTCGATTGTTTTGCTTTAGGTGCGATGCGACTTGATCCCAGAGCTCTCTTGATACGATCGCCTCATGTTGCCCAGGAAAGTGTTCTCCACGGTGAATGATTTCCCCTAAATAGATCCGATTACAGAGCAGATGGTGGAGCGCTCCTCGCGAATAAATAGCGCCACCATACTTTCTCCCAGCGTTGCTTGTGCGAATTTTGCTTCGCGTCTGGCTTTGCTCGAGGTGCTGCTTAAGCTTGGTGAGGCATCCCAATCGCACGTATTGGCCGAATATCTCCCGAACCGTATCGGCTTCTGATTCACGGACAACCAGTTCTCTGCTCACACAGTCGTAACCCAGCGGAACCATCCCTCCCATCCAGATTCCTTTCTTCTTTGAAGCCGCAATCTTGTCTCGGATTCTCTCGCCGGTGATCTCTCGTTCAAATTGGGCAAATGACAGAAGCACGTTTAGGGTGAGGCGCCCCATTGAACTTGTGGTGTTGAATTGCTGGGTGACAGACACAAAGCTGACGGAGTTGGAATCCAAGATCTCGATGATCTTTGCAAAATCAGTGAGGGACCGGGTGAGACGATCAACCTTATATACAACGACAGTGTTGACCTTCTTTTCCTGGATATCGCTCAAGAGCTTTTTCAAGGCGGGGCGATCCATCGTTCCGCCCGAGATACCGCCGTCGTCGTAGACGTCCTTCAAGACCGTCCAACCCTCGTGTTTTTGACTGAGGATGAAAGCTCGGCATGCCTCGCGCTGTGCAGCGAGCGAGTTGAAGGATTGTTCGAGACCTTCTTCGGAAGACTTGCGTGTGTAAATCGCACATCGAATAAGATCTTTAGTCACGGTTCGAAGCTCGGTGAGATCGCAACTTCTTAAGACCGAAGAAGGCAGGGCCAGACCATCGAGTACCCGTGATTTGTCGCGCTATTTCGGACAGACTGCGATATTCGTGGTTGCGATAGTGGTAGGCCGTCTCGGTAACATCAACCTCATGTATTTCACCCTTCCAGCGCCGAATAACACGAGTACCGGCCTTCATTCGCCCTCGCGGAATACTGCCCTCAGGGCTCCGTGCACCCTTTAACTGTCGGATTGCCGACTTTAGCATCGCTTGCGCGGCCACGCTGAGGCCGCCTTCGGTGTTTTCCTGAATTCTGTAGGCCAGGAACGGAATCATTATTTCCCGCCGGATTCCGGACGGGGCTGTTTTGCCGTACAGTTTTCGCCATCGCTCAAGCAGTTGATTTCGAGTCAGCTGCCCCAGTTCCGCAAGCGGATCAAGTGAATTTGTGCCCATAGCGACAGTTGCGCTCTGAAACCGTCAAGAGTCAAGCGGCAGCACCTATCTCGATCCGCCGTCCCATGAACCGAAGGCCCACGTTGGAGTCTAGGGGCTCTAACTATTCCCCTCGATACAAATATTTTTGCTAGGCGATTCCGCCAGGTTCCCCGGGAGGTTTGAACAAGATGAAAAAGGTCAATCTCGCTGTTGAATGCATTCAATAGCGTCTCAAGGCAAATGGCTCGACACATTCACGCTCCGCCGGAGCCAGGAGTCAAGCGACTCAGATCGGTCCCGGTCTGGAGTTGCGCCTTTTGAAGTCCCGAGGCTGACCTAGCGTGTTATCACTTACGAAACAAAATTCTTCGAAATCATCTATTCAACCAGAGTTTTATTTCAGACCCTACGGATGTCCGCAGCTACGGGAGATCAAGCATGATCAAGGGAAAGTTGGCGCTTCAATATGTATCGGTCAGGGATCTAAATCCAAACGTGAAGAACCCACGCACGCACACGAACAAACAGATTCGCCAAATCGCTGAGAGCATCCGCACCTTCGGTTTCAACGTGCCATTGATCATTGATCGCGATCTTCGCGTTATTGCGGGGCACGGACGTTTGCTCGCTTGCCAGCGCCTAGGGCTAACGGAGGTTCCGGCCATCCGCATTGATCATCTCTCGGAAGAGCAGATCGTCGCATTCACCATCGCGGACAATCGTCTAACAGAAAATGCGGAGTGGGATGAGAAGCTTCTCGGTGAACAACTTCAAATACTGTCGAACGTTGACTTGGACTTCAGCGTCGAAATAACTGGCTTTGAGACAAGCGAGATTGACCTGTTCATTGACAACCTGACGTCTGACAGTGGCGACGGCACGGATCCCGCGGACATTTTGCCCGATCCAAATGGCGGATCAGTTGTTACTCGGCACAGTGATTGCTGGATCCTCGGTTCTCATCGGCTTGTCTGCGGCGACGCTACTAATTCGCGCTCGTTTTCGCAGCTCATGAATGGTCGCCGTGCCCAGATGATTTTTACCGACCCACCGTATAACGATCCGATCGACGGCTATGTAACGGGTTTTGGGAAAATCCATCATCCCGAATTTATCGCCGGCTCGGGCGAGATGAGCTCTGGAGAGTTCCAATCTTTCTTAAAATCCACGATAACCAACCTAGTGCAGCACAGCGCGGACGGTTCGCTTCACTTCATTTGTATGGATTGGAGACACAGCCGAGAGCTGCTTGCTGCATCTCGAGCTCGCTATTCCGAACTTAAAAACATTTGCGTTTGGGTCAAGGAGAACGCGGGCCAGGGCTCCCTTTATCGGAGTCAACACGAGCTTGTATTTGTATTCAAGGCGGGGAAGAAAAGTCATCGCAATAACGTGCAGCTCGGGAAGAGCGGAAGGTATCGAACAAATGTCTGGAATTACCGACGCGTGAATTCGTTGACCCGAAATTCAGACGAGAGCTGCCTGCCCGGAATGCACCCGACAATCAAACCTGTTGAGCTTGTCGCAGATGCGATTCTTGACTGTACAAGGCGAAAGGAAGTTGTGCTCGATCCATTCTTGGGCAGCGGAACGACCCTTATCGCTGCCGAACGTACGGGGCGCGTCTGTTTTGGTATGGAACTCGATCCCCGATACGTCGACGTAATCGTTCGCCGCTGGCAGACCTACACTGGGCTCGTTGCCATTCACGAGCAGACTGGCAGGTCGTTCAGCGAGATCGCAGGAGACCGTGATGAAAAAACCTCATAAATCCAACAAAAACGAATCAGTCGTCGGCTACCGCAAGCCGCCTGTGAACAGCCAATTCAAACCGGGCCGATCGGGCAATCCGAAAGGGCGGCCCAAAGGATCTCTCAACATAAGCACAGCGCTCATCCGGAATCTGCGCGAACGAGTCATTATCAACGAAAACGGCCGGCGAAAATCCGTTACTAAACTCGAGGCCACTCTCGCCCAAGTCATAAATAAGGCAGCCTGCGGCGACCTAAAAGCTGTGACCGTACTAACAAATCTCGTGCGGTCGGCTGAGGAGCGGGCAATTGTCGAGACCGCTGAGTCGAAGCCTCCCTTGAGCGAAGTTGATGACAGGGTGATTTCGGGAATTCTGAAGCGATTCGAGCTCGCGAATCGGGAGAAATCAGAAGATGAAACCGAAAGTGACAAATGAAGAGTACCGGACGCTCCTGCGCCACGACCTTTTTGCATTTGCGGAACTTTGTTTCTACCAGCTGAATCCGACGACCCGATTCCTGCCGAATTGGCACATTGAAGTTGTCGCTGCCGCGCTCGAAGATTGCCGCAAGGGCACTACCGTGCGCTTGAATGTTAACCAACCGCCGCGGTCACTGAAATCACTGACTGTTTCCGTTGCTTTTGTCGCATTCGTTTTGGGACACGATCCCAGCGCCCAGTTTATCTGCGCTAGCTATGGACAAGATCTTTCGAACAAGCACGCAATCGACTGCCGAACAGTGATGTCAAGCGAGTGGTACAGGGACTTGTTTCCACGAACACGGCTAGCCGCGAAAAGGCAAGCTGTCGAGGAATTTGCCACAACTGACGGTGGCTTTCGTTTATCAACTTCAGTGGGTGGTGTACTGACGGGACGCGGCGCCGACTACGTCATCATCGATGACCCACTCAAACCTGACGAGGCGCTGTCGGAGACTCAGCGGAAAGCCGTCAACGATTGGTTCGATCACACTTTGTATAGCCGGCTCAACGATAAGAGGAAAGGGCGCATCGTGCTTGTAATGCAGCGATTGCATCAGGACGACCTCGTCGGACATGTTTTAACATTGGAGCCATGGAAAACTATTCGACTCCCTGCAATTGCGGAAGAAGACGAGACGCACTTATTTGCCTCGCTATACGGAATCCGACACGCTACTCGAAAAGCTGGCGAGGCTCTTCATCCTGATCGTGAGCCGCTTGAGGTTCTTGCACGAATTCGAGAGGCGCAGGGGGAATACAATTTTGCCGGCCAGTATCAGCAGCAGCCCGCACCTCTCGGTGGCGGACTCGTCAAGACTGATTGGTTCAAGACATACCCGGCAGCTGACCGCCCCGCAAAATTCGAAATGATATTTCAAAGTTGGGACACGGCCAACAAGCCTAATGAGCTGAGCGATTACAGCGTATGCACAACGTGGGGCGTCAAGGACAAGCATTTGTATCTGCTCAACGTGTTCCGCAAGCGACTCGGCTATCCCGACTTGAAGCGCGCTGTTAGGGAACAAGCAGATGCTTTCAACACGTCGACAATTTTGATTGAAGATAAAGCGTCCGGAACTCAGCTCATTCAGGAACTCGTGAGCGAAGGAATTCACGCAGTGCAAAGCTATGAACCCAAAATGGACAAGATCATGCGCCTCCATTCCGTAACTAGCACGATTGAGAACGGCTTCGTTCACGTTCCGGATAAAGCATCTTGGCTTGCTGAATATCTGCTCGAAATAACGACTTTTCCCAAAGGTAAGTACGACGACCAAACGGATTCGACTTCGCAAGCCTTGGAGTGGTTCAAGCAACATAACTTGAATCACGTGTACGGTGTGCTCGATTACTGGAGAAAGGAAGCCGGAACGGCAGTGGCGCGAAACAATGGCGGGATCACCGACTCGCCGCTCGTCAATCGAGGTGCCTTTCTTCGCGAATACGATCGAATGCGCGGCCCATTTCGTCGATTCTGAGCAGCCGACCTAACTTCCTTCATCCTGTGTCGCCTGCCTTTCTTACGATGGATGGATCCTGCGGATGGCGTTCCTTCCAACTCCTGATAAGTCGTGTTACTGGACATCTGCCACTCGCCGAAATTCCACATGTACGATAACGGCGTTAATCAGGCGTTAGGTGTGTAGGGATTATCGAACACATACAATGTGGAAACGGTTCCGCCAAAGTTACTCATTTTCATGCTGCTTAGTTGGTTAGCGTAGCTGGATCGCCGCACCATTCTCGAGAATGGTCACACCGTCCCCGCAATCGAAACATTGGAGAAATTAGCACACGCCTTGGGAGTTCCGATGTACGTGCTCTTTTACGACGGAGAAGCGCCGCCCAAGATGGAAACCAAGTTGAAAGAGTCAGACGGTTGGGGAAGTAAAGGCGCGGATGCCCGCACGTTCCAAAGGTTTCGGCGGCTGTTAGGACGCAGCAGCAAAGCGGATCAGAAGCTGCTCATGCACTTAGCGTCTAAGATGGCCACTTTGAAGCCCGAACGCTAGAACACCGCACGATAATCCTGCGCATGATCGAAGCTCACGCTTTAGCGGGCGAGATAAAACATTCGGCGGGCTTCTTGCTTAAAACGCGCGCTGGTTTTTGACTTTCCAAATCCCTTCGGAACAACCCGCTTGGCGATCATCTCAAAACTTTCCCGCGGATAATCGCCGGCCATCTTGTAGAAGGAGACAGCAAGATCGCTCTGTCTCTCGGATAGATCAGAGCGTTTTCGTCTCACGCCTCGGTTTTTCGCGATAGCTGATCCGAGAACAAACCCGGTTGGATTGAAGCGCATCCGACGTTTTGGGTGTTTTCTCGCTGCTTTCTTCTGTTTAATTATTTTCGTTTTCCGCATCTGCTACTCTCACTAATTCAGGACGGGCCTATAATAACCCCGTGAGCCTCCAAGCAGGTCACGTGAACTCCAAAGATCGAAACGCCAAGGATAGAAATATTCTCGTTGGAATTGCGAAGTTGTCGCTTCCCGAACGGTATAAGCGCGTTCAGGAACTGGAGGTGGCCCCAAAAAATGCCGACGCGGACTTTCAACGGAAGTGTGCTTTGAGAAAGCGAACGAAGCAGCAAGAACGGCAGCTGCTAGCTGACGAGGACGGAATTATCGAACTTCGGGATCGACTTAAATTAGAGCGAGCGGAATATTTGAACCTAAAGGAAATTACTCCAGATTTTGTCGAAGGATCAGGCTGAAGACGGCGGTGTAAGAAAGAATGCCGCAGACGAAGTACCTCGCTCCGTCGTAATACCCTAAATAAAAGACTGTATTTACGCCCTTAACACGCGCGTTATACGATTTTCGTAGGCCATAAGGGCACC